TGAGTCCATAGTCAGGCCACCGTTTAAAGCCGTAGCTCCAGTTACAGTTAGAGTACCTGCTGTAGCTACATTTCCCGATGTATCTGCAACAGTAAACTTGTTGCTATCCATCGTTAGGCCACCATTTAGGGCAGTCACTCCCGTAACAGTTAATGTTGAGTTTAAAGCTGTAGAACCTGTAAGTGTTAACGTACCACCAACGGCTGCATTGCCTGTTGCAGAAATACCGCCACTTAGGAATAGGTCTTGGAAACGTGAACCATTAGAGCCAAGATCAATCGTATCGTTGGCTACAGGAAGTATAGCATTACCAGATATAACTTGTACTAGCTCACGCCAAACTGCTGCACCAGAACTGTTGTCCGTACAGATGTATACTCGATCTGTGGAAGTGTTTTCCCACATTGATCCAACAGCATATCCATCAGCACTATCATCGCCAACAGCAGGATTACTCGTTGCGGTAAAGTTATTCTTACCCCCTGACCCACCATTGGCTGCTGGTAAATATCCAGAAACCGAAGTTGCTAGAGGTATCTTTGGTGCATCTCCCGTACCGCCTGTATGACCGTGACCAGTAGATGCATGAAATGCTGCAAGTAGCTGGTTAAATTCTGCGTTAATTGGAGGTGCAGTAATTGCACTACCGTTAACGATACTAGCGGAAGATTGTCTTGTATAACCTGCCATATTTTATCTTCTCCCTGCCGCACTGAACTCAAAGACTAAGCCTTGAATCGAGAATGGTTCTGATTGTCCGTCTGTCACAAAAGTGGCTCGAACTGCAAAGCCCGAACCTTGAATATCCGATGTCATGATTGGTTTGGATGCACCGCCATATACTACGTTGCTCCCGTTATAATTAATGTTACGACCTGCATAAATTGTAGGCGCACCTGCACTTGTTTGAGTGTATGTTGAAGGTACTGCCGTATTATAATCACCCCAATCATAATCTATTGCGAGGTTCATCTCGAATGGCCCTTCGGCACGTATAAATGTATTTAGTTTTCGAATAACTTTTCGTTGTTCTGTTTCACCGAAATCTAGATAAGGTGTAGCGTAAACAGATATAATATTAGAGCCGTTAAAGCTCGTTCCGTTTTCTTGGCGATAGACTTTACCATCATGATCTCCGTGTAAAATTATCTCTTCTGTACCTACATAATCTGAGGTTGCACAAGATGCCCTTATCCCAAGTAACTGACCAAACTCCCATTCAATCTGACCTTGGTATTCTGTCAGCCCACCAATGATACCAATAGCATCTGTAGCAGCCACAACATTACTGCCATTCGTACTGGTTACAAAGTAACGTACCTGAGATTTAGATCGAATAACCACGCCCGTTAGTGCGTCCATGTCTTCGTTCTTAATCAGATCAACAAGTGTAGATTGTATGGGCTTGGATAATGTCTCTAGCTCGATATCACCGACTCTAGAAGTACCAGCAACAGGTCTAAAACCATCAGGAGACAAGAACATTAAGTCTCCACCAATTTCTAGGACACTATCTCTAGCAACACAACCGATGTTACTTGTTACGTTTTCAAGAGCAAATGCATTAGAAGCATTAACAGTAACCTTCTTGATATTCTTATTACCAAATATAAATAGGTTATCACGGAAAGGTTTTATCTGCACAACATCAAAGCCAGCAGCTATTTGTCCTGCCCCTGCCGCAGATGTCCATGTGTATGCATCATTAGGAGCAGAGTGAGCTATTGCAGCTCTAGTTGCTTCGTGTCCTGATAGAAACAAATGGTTCTCAAATACATCTACCAATGCAGGAGCATTTAAAGCTTGAGCGCCCCCTGCCGTATTATTTGAAGCGTGATATCCTCCAGAATGAGATGACTTTATCTCTTTCCATTTAGTGCCATTAAATACTATCGCTGGATTAACCCCATCTACAAAGCAAATTGTATTGCCACTGCCAAAGTTAAACTGTTGGTGGCGTATTCTATTAACTGTTAATCCATTAGCAGTCATGGGTCGTGTAACTGAGTGATCTAGTGTGTATTTACGCCAACCAATGTTAGCAGTATAATAATAGAAGCTGTAATTCGTAGCACCAGCATCCTGTCGAATTGCTATGATAGTTGTGCCACTTGTTACGTCATTCTTAAATATAGCAATGCCAAGGACTTTGCCTTGGCCTGTGGTCGAACCTGCTACTGTTACTTCACCATAATCAGGATCGTATTCATCATAACCCTCAATACGACGATAGCCCCCAAAAAGGCTCGGCTCGTAATTCAACATACGAGTAGCTGCACCTGGAGAGTTATCCGATAAATCTAAATGATTTTCATTCGAATTAAGCCCACCGCTACAAACTAATTTAAAGGATTGTATTTGATCTGGCATTAATACTTAACCCGTGTGTCACGAACATATTCAAAATTATTGATGTATAATGTTTGTAAATCTTTGATACCCTGCTCAAAGGCCATGAAGGAAGCCTGAGAAGATTCTAGATTATCTTTAAACATATACAGGTGATAAAGAGCGCCATCTACTAATACCGTATCATAGCTATCAGGAATACGAGTAACGTCATCCGCTGCCGAAATATCAGAGAAGTTCTGGTAGTATCTAAATTTTAATGTATATGCTTTATCTGGCGATGGGCTTACACCGTAGCCATTTCCATGAGTAGCAAATATAAAGCGTGGTACAGTTCTACCTGTAGTACCAGAAGAGTGATCTGCATCACGGTGCTTCTTATACCATTCATCACGATCTATATGTTTAAGTGTAGTAAAACTTACACCTAATGAAGTATCTTCTTGGATTTGAAAGCTGTTGAAATCAGCTATTTTATAAAACGAAGGCCAGGTATATTCTTCCTGACCAACCACCAATGTATCTGTTTCTTCAGCAGCATTAAAAGGCCACTCAAATTCTGCTTGATTGATTTTAGCAACGGCAGCTTTTACTGCATCTTTAACAAGTGCTTGTACTCCCAATACAGACGCAAAATCGCCTTCAATGATTTCTACTTCATTAAGGCGGCGTAGGACTTGGTTACATAAGCTTAAATAGGTGCTGGGCATATCATACCTTTAGATAGAGGAATGGGGCCAACAGTTAAGCCAGCCCCAAAAAGTTTATGCTAATCGGTCACGATCTACTTCTTCAGCAGCGCCTGTTGCGCCTAAAGGTTGATAAACTACAAAGAATTTATACGAACCCGCTGAAGGTGCGTTAGAACCTGCTAATTTAGCAGAGATCAACGTGTCAGCATTCGTTACATTTGTTAAGCCATTTGCGGCTGTAACAATTGCAGCGGCTGCTTTACCAGCATTTATATCTACAGTACCTTGTGCGTCGATGTCACCACCTGTCACACCTAATGATACTGCGTTTGCACCGCCAACAGTAGCTGCTGCGATACACTCAGAACCTGCGGCAAGGACTACGCAATTGCGTGGTACTGTACCGATATCATGTACTGAGTTTGTTGTAAGAGAACCATGTGCGATTGTCGCTGTCTCTAAACGAACTGGGGAAGTTAACGCCATTTTTGTATCTCCTTACGCTGCGTTGTATTTAGCAGTAACAAGAGCTTCTGGACGAAGGATCTTCCTGCCATATAAATGTAGACCCCTAACGATGTCCGCAAAGCTATCTGGATCACGGTATGTTTCCGTTTTATTGATCTGTTCTGCTGTTGCGACTGCTGAGTCATGACCAGCTACTAGAACACCAAAGTTAGCGTTTTGGTTACCTGCGCCTGAAGTCCCTGCACCTGTGCCTACTGCTGGTAAGTTTGAAGATGTATATACACGGAATCCGTGGAAATTCTTCAAAGTCAAACCATTGCGTAATCCACCTGCTTCACCGAAATCAGCGTTCATGAAGCGTGAATCTTCATCTGCTAATAGTTCCATGAATACTGGATCTACACACAACCAACGACCTGCTGTATCAACTTGTTGTTGATCTAGTAGACGCTTCATACGAGCAACAACCATTGCTGGTGAAGCTGTACCTGTTGGTAGTGCAGTTGCACCTGGTAAACGTGCCGCTAATGGGATCGAGTGATCGCCAGCAGAAGACGTTGTGATGTTACCAAACGAACCTTTGTTTAACTTCATTGAAGATAACAATTCGTCTGATCCAGCAGTATCTACTGCTTTATCACCGTTTACTATATCATTTACTGCACTTGCAGATGCATGTAATGCAGACTGCTTGTAACCAGATAAATAGCCAAGAACTTCTTGGTCATATTGATCAGATAAACGATGTGCTGCACGATCTGTAGCAAGTGACATAAAATTAATGTGACTCATATTTTCTTCAATATCGTCCATCTTAAATGCAAAGTAGTTTGCTTTGTCGATGACTAAAGAAAAATCCTCATCGTCTAAATCTTGTGCAGCTATTTGCGTGCCACGTTCATACTGCGACACAGAAATTTCTGGTTCTTTGATAATGCGAACTGTATCACCTTGGGATGCAATTTCCCCAAAGTAGTCAGAGTTAGTGATAGCTCCCGTAACTGTATTCTTGCGGAAAGCCATTTGGACTTTTTTCGAATAAATTACACTCGAAAAATTTCCGTTAGGCAGGTTGCCATGACCTGCTGCTTTTTGAAATGCCATTGTTGTACTCCTTGTAGAATGGCGGGGTCGAAACCCGAACAAACACCGAAGAGGACAATTAAGTGGCAGTGATTTATGAAGGTGCGTAAACTAGTTAGTTGCAGCTAAGTAGCAGACGGGCTTCACCACACTGGTGGACTAAACGTCGATATTCTTCTGGATAAAAAAAACAGAATTGGAGGTAGACCTTAAAGGTGGCTCTATTCTGATGTTGAGAAGTTTAGCTCTCAGAAGATATGTCTTTAGGGACGTATCTACAAAAAGCTGTGAAGGGCAAAGTATAATTCTCTGCCGCTTCACCTTTATTATAACATTAGTTAAGTGTCATTGCAACACCCTATCTTGCGCCACCACTTAGGTCATAGTCAAAGTTACCATTACTCATAGCTTCTTCTATTGCCGCTTCATGCTTAGAGTATTCATGCATACTCATGTTTTGCACTTGGCTTTCCGAAAAGGATGCACGACCAGCCGCTTTGGGTGTAGATGAAGATGTTCTACCTACAGAATGAGCCGCTGACTTCGACTTAGACTTAGTGTTAGATTTACTCATATCATATTTATATAAATCAATAGCACGAGAAGCTGCTCTAGCATCCGTATTGTTTCTATAGAGAGCATTTTGAGTATCGATAGTTTGTTCTGCTACCCAATCATGAAAACTTTGATCTTGTCGGATATCACCAAAGTCAGGATGTATTTTCATCAGTTCTTGTTCAGCTTCCTTTTTGGTTAGCTTAGTTTCTAACTGACGTAATCCTTCCATACGCTTCTCGCCCTCTTCGAGTGCTTCATTAGCTCTCTTACGTGCGATGCTATCCACAATCTTTGCTACATCAGGATATTTCTTAGACCAGACATCAATCTCTTCATCTGTCTTGGGAAACTTAATCTGACCTTTAGCTGCTTGATCAAGTTGAGCTTTCATCTTGTCTAGCTCTTGATCTTTTTGTTGCATTAACTGCTGCGAGTGTCGTCGAAGATCACCATATCTTTTCTTATATGTTGTATCTTCACCTTCAACTACTTCAGGCTCTTGTGCAGGGTTTTCATTTTTAAATTCTTCTGCATAAGATAGACCATTGTCTTCTTCTTCTATTCTTCGATATTTTGCCATTATTGCCTCATGGGGGGTCGCCTGTAGCGAGTAGCCCTATTTAAGATATAAATGCGAAATTCTTCTTCTGCATTATACTTGGTAAGTTTGATGTTTTGGGGTAGCTCTCCTCAACTTCCTCATCATCATCAAGGTTATCGTCTACCTTTACGGCAGCGACTTCGACTTCGATCTCCGCTTCTGGAGTATCGTCTTCAGCTTCTTCAACCTCTTCAGGTTCTTCAGCACCTTCCTCATCCGTGTACTGGATAAGCCCAGTATCATACATGCTCATCAAGCCCATTTCGGCTTCTGATTGCATATCCATAATATGTTTTAGACCGTGCCATTTAACTACGTTGGCAGGGAGAACGTATTCACCTTCGGATATCATTACCTCGATATCATCCCGTACATTTTCAGCACTAGATCCCATTGGTATTTCGTTACCGCTTTCTGGATCAGACATCATACCGCAAGCCATGCCGCCGTGTGCCATTTCAATTAGCTCATCATCATCCATAGCTTTTTGTATGGCTTCGCCTGTTGTCTCTTCATATTTGCTTAATTTACCGTCACCATTTTTGTCGGCTTTCTTACGGTCTAATTGGAATTTATTTTTAGCCATTTCCTGTCCTTCAACTGTTGTAATACCTTTGTTCGCAACGGCTAGACCGCCCAGCGCAAAGCCTGTTTTTTCATCTTCAGACATGCCAAACAAATCATAAACTTTGTTCCTAGCTCCTGCCGCAAGATCAATCATGTCCTGTTTTTTATCTGCCCAACTCGTGTCAGAACCATCTTGCTTGGAGTACAAACCAGATTCACCTGTGTAAAACTCTTGTTCTGATATATCGAAATTAAACATGTTAGCTGATCGCCACTTTGAATATTCTGTAGCAGTCTCTTCATCTTCGAATACAGGTAGCTTTTCACCTGTATACATGTCGTATGGGCCATTCTTTTCATAATGCTCAAAAAGCTTATCCAACTGATATGGGTCACCTGTTTCAGGATCAATTGTAGGTGTTACCAGAATACCATCGCCGTACTCAAAGGATGCGGATTTTTCTGAATAATGCTCATCATTTTCATCACTTTGCCAGACAGGCTTACCGTTACGAGTTTTTACACCTTTTACTTGTCTTACATTCGTGTTCATTATTCAGCTCCCTTAATTACTTCGTCACGAAGTGTTTTAAATCTACGCAACTCAGCAATAGCGCCTTGTATTTTTAGAATGTCGTGGTGATCTTTTGAGGCTTCTAGTTGCTTATGGTGCAGAGCAATCTTTGCTTCTGCATATTCCACTAGAAGTTCCATTGATTTCTTATCGTTCACCAACATAAGCAGCGCACGATACAGTTGTTTATCCATAGGTGTATTAACCCTATTGTTTAATTATAGTGATGTATGGGGGGGTAGCTGTTCCAGTGTTCCAGTAAATTGGAATACTTAGTGGCTAAATATTATTGTACTGGTGGTTGTTGTGGTGCATTAGTAGGTGCGGGTTCATTACCGCCATTGTCTCCACCACCTGCTCCAGTAAATCCTGGTGCGCCTGGTTCGGGTGCTGATCCTGGTGCTATATTCCCACCACCATTACCTGTAGGATCACTAGGGTTAGGTGCGCCTTGTGCTGGTGCAGCTTGCGGTGGAGGTGGCGGCATCATCGCTTGTATCTCAGCCATCATCTTTGCTTGTATGATTGCTTCACGTTGGTCGTTTAAAATCTTATCTTCATCGAGATCCATTGAAGCTGCTAGTTCACGAAGTACATAATCATATTTAACAAATGGGGCCATTTGTTGGTTCTGCGTCATTTGCATAAATTGTAGTAGGCGCTGGCTACGGATTTCATTCCGCATCAAGCTTTCTGTTCCTCTAGCTTTTACTTCAAGATCACCATCAGCAAATTGCTTGTCGAAGTTAAACTGCATGTTAAAGCTAAACAAAGCCTTGCCTAATGGTGCTAGTAGATAATCATCTACGTTTCTCACCACTGTCTTAATACCTTGAGCCGCAGCTCCCATCAACATAGACATACCTGAAGCTGTACGACCTACACCTGTGATACCTGTTTGTCCGTGAGAGAAAGAAGGAATGCCTGTACTCTCATCTGATAGCTGACGAGCTTTATCGAACATCATTAGCAACTCATTAGATACGTTAGGAAACTTTGTGCCAAAGATGGCTTGACCAGGCGCTCCCGCTTGTCTCCGAAACACTTTGCCAGGGTAAACAGATAAGTCTTGTCCAGGTACTAGGTTTGTTTCATCAATCTCAATCAACAGGTTGCCTGATAGTGCAGCATTGTCCACACTCATACGCATAAACCCATTCATCAATAATTGTGTATCAGTCATATTCTCAGCAACACCAATACCAAATAATCCATAAGGATTTAGCTCATACGGAACTGCACAGAAGGGAATACGGCTTGGTGTAAATGGATTTAGGACTAATCGTAGTATTTGACCATTACATACCCAAACATTGACTTCCATTTGGTCACGATCTTTTAATTCTTTAGGTATTTTGAGTTCAGCTTCTTCAGCCAACTCAGAATCCATCATTCCCCAGTATTCAATCACCTCAAAGCGATCAATAGTATCTGATTGGTTATGATCTTCTAGTGCATCTTCCCAATATTCACGCTGATAGTCAGGGCCATAATCTATGGCTAATTCTATGCTTTCATCACGGAAATGAGGGCGTTTCTTTAAATTTCGTAGCTGTGAACGGCTTAAACGATGGCGCTGCACTACATATTCTGCTTCTGCCATGTTTCTAGCGTCAGGATCAGGATACATATCCCAAATACTTACATATTCAAGCTTTGGTATCGTTTCCATGATAGGATCGTAGTTACCTTCAGCATCCCAGCGTGGATATTCCTTATCGTAGGCAAACGGGCCTTTAATAATACCTGTACCAAACAATGCACACTCAAATGCAGCAGATCGTAGATGCTTATCGGCGTTGGTTTCTTCCAACTGGTCGTGCATCTTCTTTTCCATCAGTTGTGCAGCACGTTTTGCTGGTTCATACGTGATAGAACCTGGATTAGTCCCTGCACCCACCTCTAAATCATCTTTAATAGGCTCTAGCTTGTCTTGGTATAGCCCTAAATCCCGTGCAATCTCTGGACGGACAATATTTCGGGGTACTTTGTAGTCTACTTGCGTTTTTTCTTTAACTTTTTCGTCTGTAAGAGCATTTGGATCAAAATGTACGCTATCCTGTACGTTATTTGGGTATCTACGAGCTTCCATACCTATAGGAAACTTAGATCCTGCAAACAAAACGTCTGTCATCTGTGCATATGCAGCTAAAACCTTAGTTTTGGTGATCTTAACAAATGCCTGTGACTTCTCAGTGTCAGTAAACTGCACTTCAGGCCCGTATATGCCTCTATAATTGCGATAAGAGGACAACCAACGGGTTTCATCTTGTAATCTGTGGTCTTTTGAGCGTCTGTATTGATCAGAAACGTAATTAGATAGTCCAGAATACTCTTGGTTTTCCTGTTCAACGTCCCCACCCTCTTCCAACGACACTACATTTGTAGCTTCCATGCTGTCTTCAGGGTTTGTGCCAGTAGGTTTATCCATTAATGCCATATTTTAATATCCAAATGTTGAATCTGATGGTTTATAAGTCTTTTGAGGTACGCCTCTTCCCATATCAAATGGAGAAAGAGATCTAGGTCTGCTCATAAGGCCGTAGCGCAATGAGTCATAAGTGTGATCTGAAGCATATCTTTGATCGATATCATCTGATCCTTTAGGGCAAGACGGTATAACTGGGAGATCCGCAATTATCTGTCTGCATGTGTTAAAGAAAACAATACCAGGCTGTTCAGTTACTTCATCTACCTTTAAGCGTTCATGTAATTGGTTCTTACCTGCTACCCTAGCACCTGCGGTACGATCACTTGGTCGCCATCTGCAACCCATTGTAATCATTTCTTCTGCAATACTTGGGCCTATCTGTCCTCGGTTATGCCAACACGAGCTATCTAGGATACCAAACTTTATACCATCGCCTACTTCAGCATCCATAACTGCACGACCTAAGTCTTTACCAGTATGTTTGGATACATATAGCTCACGATAAACAATCAGAGTTTCGTAAGCAGGATCTATTGCATACCAATGAACTGCACTCCACGAACTATATCCGTAATCCGCTGATCTAAACCGTACCCAGTTGTGTGGTATTTCAAACGGCTCGACTACATGTACGGATTGTCTAAACTCTGGGAATGCAGCACCGTCTGCTACCGCCCAATCACCTTCTAAAAGCTGTCTGCGCTGGTTCTCTGGCAGAGACAAAAGGTTAGCTTCGTACTGCCCATCATCATAAAGATACGGGTTGTCTTTTAATGTAGCTGGAATAAACCTTCGGTTAAATAAAGACTGTCCCGCTTTTTCATGGGATTGTGGATATCTAAGAACATCACCAGTTTCTATATCAGTAGCTTCAAAAGTTTTTCCTGGAGGAGCAGGATCAATAAACGCACGTTTTACCCACTGGTGTCCTGGGCCACCTGGATTTGATGTTGCCCTCATAAATATTGGTAAATCAGGATCAGTAGTTCTTAACCTTGATCGAAGATAAACAAAACTAAATGGAGTAGCATACTGGGTTAACTCATCTACTGCTATGTAACTAAATGATTGCCCTTGATAACGCATAACATCATCATCACGTTCAAGGTAGGTCATCCATAATCTAGCACCACTAGGAAATACCCATTGGCTTTTCTTTTCTTGCCACTTTGCTCCAGGATATGCCTTTGGGTATAATTCTTGAGATTTCCAAACTAATTCACGTAATTCATCATTAGTTCTACGAAGGATTAATCCATTAAATGCAGTAACTCCAAAGTATCTCATAGGGTCTGCAAGTAGGGCATACGATTTTCCAGAACCTGCACTGCCGCCATAAAGTACTTCTCTTTCAGACGCTGCAAGGAACTCTGTTTGTGGCCCAGGATTAGGTGCAAACACCAATTCCCTTTGTTCAGGCTCTTTCTCATATGCCCCAAAATCTAAACTATCACTGATCTCATTCTTAGTCTCATGTGCAGCTAACTTCTTAGTCATCAAAGTCTGAACACGTTTAGCATCAGATCTTTTACGCTTTACCGCAGCTATTGCTTTTTCTTTTCTAGTCTTAGGCTTTCTTTTCTTGTTAGCCTTATCTAGTGCAGCAATACGAGGACTGTCTGGTCGGTTAGCTCTCCATACAAGTAATACACCTTGGTGCGATATCTTGCGCTGGGCTTTGTCTGTTAGCCACTCAGCTACCTTACGAGTGCTGTAACCATTATCAAGATAATCCATAGCCTCTTCAATAAGAGGTACTAAGGTTTCATCAGGTTCTATTACAAGCGGATCATCTTCGTTAGCTTTATAGCCATACTGTATCCGTGCAGTAGCATTTGGTCTGGTCTTGTTAGCCCACGTCATCAACAGCCTTTGGTGGCAGGATAAATACGCCACCGCCTTTATTGGTGACTTCTATTTGTTCTTTCTTAACCAAACCAGTTCGATCTAATATCTGCACAGCGGCAGCTATAGAATTACGAGCGCCCATCGCACTTGGATCATCTAA